TTAATTGGATAAACACAATATTACAAACTGGAACCGCTGAAGACCACAAAGAAGATGGTACGTTAATGATATTGAGTTCACACAATAATGTAAATAAGCAAATAGAATTTAAAGGATTATTCCCAACAGGTATAACAGGTGTAGAGTTTAATACACAAACTACAGATGTTGAATTCGTTCAAGTAGATATCACATTCTCATATAACTACTTCGAAATTAAATAAAACTATTTACATTTTTACTAAACTATGGTATAATATTATAATATGAATAATTTGCAACAAATCTTAGAAATGTGGAAAGAAGACTCTGAGATAGATGAAATGAATCTTGATGAATCTTCTAGGCAATCCGCAAAATTACATTCCAAATATTTAGAAATCTATTCTGTTCACAAGATGAAGCTGAAAAGAGCTGAAGCTGAATTTAAAGTGCTAATTAAAGACAAATGGCTACATTATAACGGCAAGTTAACACAAGAAGAAATTGATGATAAAGGTTGGGATTATGACCCTTTAAATGGTCTTACAGTATTAAAAGGTGATATGAATTATTATTATGATTCAGACCCAGTAATACAAGAAGCACAAGGTAAAATCGATTACCTTAAAGAGACATGCGATACTCTCAAAGAAATAATGGAGAATATCAAATGGCGACATCAAAATATTAAAAACATGATTGAATGGAGAAAATTCACTAGCGGAATCTAATCATGGAATCCATTACTATCAAAAAGAAGAATGAAGTCTTCATGCATGTTCAATGCGAACCTTCAATAGAAAAAGAGCTATCAGAACACTTTTGTTTTTTTGTACCTGGTTATAAATTTATGCCAGCATATCGTAATCGTATGTGGGATGGCAAAATACGTCTATACGATATGAGAAAGAAAACTCTATACTGTGGGTTACATAAATACTTACAGGAGTTTTGCACAATAAGAAATTATACCTTAAATGAGGAAGAGAGTGAAAAATATAGTACCGTAAATCAATTAGTTACACATGACATAAATTCCTTTTTATCCCAAATAGTCCTTTCTGTGAAAGGTAGTGATATAACCCCTAGGGATTACCAATTAGATGCACTCTCGCAGTGTTTATCACACAATAAGTCTTTATTATTGTCGCCAACCGCTTCTGGTAAGAGTTTAATCATATATTTAGCAGTTAGATACTTTTTAGAACATTATAATCAAAATATATTAATTATTGTACCTACTACATCTTTAGTAGAGCAGATGTATTCTGATTTTGCTGATTATTCAGAAAAGGATAGTTGGGATGTATCAAAAAATTGTCATAGGATATATTCAGGTAAAGAAAAATTTGGTTTAAAACAAAGAGTATTAATAAGTACATGGCAATCAATATATAAATTACCAGGTCATTGGTTTTTAGATTTTGGTATGGTACTTGGTGACGAGGCCCACAATTTTAAAGCTAAATCATTAACATCTATAATGGAAAAGTGTACAGAAGCACAATATAGAATAGGTACAACAGGAACACTTGACGGTTCACAAACACATCAGTTGGTGTTAGAAGGATTGTTTGGTCCAGTGTATCAGGTAACCACAACTAAAGAGCTTATTGATAATAATGATTTATCACAATTAAATATTAAAATATGTTTATTAAAATATAGTGATGAGATATGTAAAATAGTATCAGGTTTAAAATACCAAGATGAGCTTGACTTCATCGTTAAATACGAAGAGAGAAATGAGTTTATATGTAACTTAGCTAATGAAACATGCAAGAATGGTAATACATTAATATTATTTCAATATGTAGAAAAACATGGCAAACCATTGCACTCTCTATTACAGAAAAGAATAAATAGTAATAGAAAATTATTTTACGTATCAGGAGAAACAGATGTCGACACGAGAGAACAAATCCGTGAGATTACCGAGACCCAAAAAGACGCCGTTATTGTTGCTTCCATGGGTACTTTTTCTACAGGTATTAATATTAAGCGTTTACACAACATTATATTTGCTTCACCAAGTAAGTCTCAAATTAGGGTTCTCCAAAGCATCGGAAGAGGATTAAGAAAGAGTGGTGATGGCATAAATACTACTGTATACGATATCGCAGATGATTTACACTGGAAATCGAAAAAGAATTATACATTACAACACGCAGCAGAAAGAATTAAAATATACAGTAAAGAAAAGTTTAATTACAAATTATTTGATTATAAGTTATAAATAATAATATATGGAAAGTATTCAATCTTTAAATATCAGACACTTTAAACTCGTTAATGGAGATGAGATTGTCGCACTAGTATCAGTGAAAAACGACAACAATTGGATTCTGGAAAGACCATTAGTAGTATCATCTAATATACTTGGGTCTTATCAGTTCTCTCCTTGGTTTCCATTCTCAGATGCTAAAGTGTTTAAAATATTAAAAGGTCATGTTGTTCAGCATGTTCCTATTTCAGATAAGGCTAAGGAAAGTTATGTTAAGTTGGCTCTGTCCGCTCAACAATCAGTTCCCGAGAAACAGCGTTCTGAACAGGAAATACTTGAAGAGTATGAACAACAGTTGATTGAAAAGTATTCGGACGACGGTGTGGACATTGATCCTGATGTTCCTGAGACAATACATTAAATTGTATATACTCCCCTCCTCCGGATATCTATATTATTATACCATACTTTTTCACATGTGTAAATAGCTAAAGTGAAAATAAACTAAAGAATTTACTATTTACATTTAGTCAAAACTGTGGTATAATATAATCTATTATGGAGGAATTATAATGGCTAAGAATAAAGCACATTATGTAAACAATAAAGAGTTTTCTCAAGCAGTGTACGATTATGCATTGTTAGTTCAAGAAGCTCGTTCTAATGAAGACGATATACCAAAGGTTACTGATTATATCGCAAGATGTTTTATCAAAATTGCAGAAGGACTGTCCCACAGACCGAACTTCGTGAGGTATACTTATCGTGAAGAAATGGTCATGGATGCAGTAGAAAACTGTTTAAGAGCTATCGGTAATTATAAAATCGAAACAGCTACAAGAACAGGTAAACCAAATGCATTCTCGTATTTTACACAAATTTGTTATTTTGCTTTTATCAGAAGAATTACTAAAGAGAAAAGACAACAAGATATCAAGTTTAAGTTTATTGAGAAAATGGGTATTGAAGACTTTACTCAAATGGGTATGGACGATGCAGGAGCTCAAGAGACTATGGCTTATGTAGATACTTTAAGACAAAGAATTAGTCAAGTAAGAACTAAGGACGAAGCTATTAAGGTATTTAAAAAAGAAGAAAAGAAAAAAGAAAAATTAGAGTTATTTATGTAATGAAAAAATTAAGCACTAAACAATTATTAAGAGCAGAGAAAAGGCGAAAGAAACTCTTTGCAAAAGAAATTAAACGTAAAGCTAAAAGAGCATATGTAAAACAATATTATCGTGAGATGGCTTTAAAGTACAGACGAGCGATGAGAAAAGCTAGGTTAGGTTTATGAAAGTAGCAATATTAAACGATACACATTGTGGTGTTAGGAATTCATCTGATATATTTTTAGAATACCAAGGTAGATTTTATACTGAAGTATTTTTTCCATATTGTCAAGAACATGGTATTAAAAATGTATTACACTTAGGTGATTATTATGAGCATCGTAAATTTGTAAACTTTAAAGCATTAAATACTAATCGTAAACATTTTCTAGAACCACTCAAACAATATGGTATGACTATGGATATTATTCCAGGTAACCATGATGTATATTATAAAAATACAAATGAGTTGTGTTCTCTAAAAGAGTTACTTGGTTACTTTACATCTAATGTTAATATATGTATGAAACCTACAGTATTAGATTATGATGGTTTAAAGGTAGCAGTTATACCATGGATTAATAATAGTAACTATAAAGAATATACCGAATGGGCTCAAAAGTGTGAAGCATCTATACTTGGTGCTCATTTAGAGTTGAAAGGTTTTGATATGATGGCTGGAATACCTAATCCTCATGGAATGAATGCTGATATATTCTCAAGGTTTGAGTCTGTATTAAGCGGACACTTTCATACAAAATCTCATCAAGGAAATGTACAATATCTTGGTTCTCAAATGGAATTTACCTGGGCAGATGTAGATGATCCCAAATATTTCCATGTACTTGATACAGAAACAAGAGAGATTGAAGCAGTAAGAAATCCTATTACTATATTTAAAAAAGTAGTATATGATGATACAAAAGTGGATTACGATAAAATAGATATGAAACAATTCGAAAAGAAATTCATTAAACTTATCGTAATAAATAAAAATGATTTGTATATGTTTGACAAGTTTGTTGACAAATTACAAAACGTAGATACATACGAATTAAAGATAGCAGAATCCTTTGAAGAGTATCTTGGAGACAGCGTGGAAGACGAGAAGGTTTCCCTTGAAGATACTACGGAATTGCTTGATTCATATGTTGATGCTGTTGATACAGATTTAGATAAAGAACATTTAAAAATTGAATTAAGAAAGCTTTATACAGAAGCACAAAACTTAGAAGTAGTATGATACATTTTAAATCATGTGAGTGGAAAAATTTCCTCTCCACGGGTAATGACCCAATAAAAATATTATTAGATCGTTCACCAACAACACTAATAGTTGGTCAGAATGGTGCAGGTAAATCAACATTACTAGACGCACTATCATTCGGATTATTTGGTAGAGCACATAGAGATATTAATAAATCTCAGCTTATAAACTCTATAAACGGTAAAGGCTCAGTAGTTACAGTTGAGTTTTCTACAGGTGGTTCTGATTTTAAAATAGTCAGAGGTATTAAACCAAATAAGTTTGAGATTTGGCAGAATGGTAATATGA